CGGCGAGTGCTACTGCGGAGCGGTGCTTCGACAACGGTTGCGCCGGCTGCGATGACTGCATCGACGAACAGGACGACCCCGAGTGATCCACTACCACGGCCTGCCGATCACGCCAGAGACCGCGGCATTCGTCGCGCTCAGGGCGGGGCATGCCTTCCCGAGCTTCAGCACGCCTCACCAGTTGGAGATCGCTGTGGCTGTGTGCCAATCGATCGCCATCGACAACGGGGCGTTTCCTGCTTGGCGAGCCGGTAAGCCGATCCTGAACTGGGCGCCGTTCTACGAGTGGGCGGCGATGTGCAAGCGCATCCCGTCGTGCGACTTCGCCGTGATCCCCGACGTGATCGACGGCACCGAGGCCGACAACGATGCTCTGCTGGCCGAGTGGCCGCTGCCCAAGTGGTTCGGTGCGCCGGTCTGGCACATGCACGAGAGCCTCGAACGATTGGAGCGGCTGGCGAGTTCCTATCCGCGCATCTGCATCGGCAGCTCGGGCGAGTTCGCGACCATCGGCACGACGGCGTGGTGGGGTCAGATGGCTCGGGCGATGCGCGTTCTGTGCAACGGCGACGGCGAGCCCCTGTGCCGCATCCACGGCTTGCGGATGCTCAACCCCGAGATATTCACCCGCCTGCCACTGAGCAGCGCCGACAGCACGAACATCGCGCGGAACATCGGGATCGATCAGGCCTGGAAAGGCACCTATCCGCCGCGCACGAAAGAAGCCCGCGCCGCCGTCATGCGCGACCGCATCGAGGGCGAAAACTCGCCCAGCCGCTGGGGATTCATCGTCCCCGAGGTTCAACTTGCCGACCAAGGATCACTGCTGTGAATTCATACGAGACGCGCTTCTACTGCCGCTGCCCGAACAACGATGTGCGCATCGACTACCGATTGACCATCCAAACGCGCGCCGTGCTTTCGGTCGAGTCGATCATTGATGGCATCGAGATCGATGCGGAGGAGCCGATCTACCACGAGGAACTTGCCGATCTGCTGCTGGCGCGCTTCGGCGGGCACCAGACGCTGAGAGCCGACCACCACGGCGTCACCATCGAGACGTGGCGTGGCAGTAGCTCGACGCCCCAAACCTAAGCGGCAGCGACTTGATCGAAAGCACAACATCATGAACAAGAAATCTCCTGCCGCAGCCCCTCAAGGTGGAGACACCGGAGCGCCATCATGAACATTTTCCGCCGATTGTTCTGCAAACACGACTTCACTTTTATGCGCAACCTGTACGGCGACCAGATCATCGAGTGGAACTACTCGCGCTCGGTTTGGCGATGCAGCAAGTGCGGAAGGGTCGAAGGGCGCGCCGAACTGCTCAGCCCTTCTCCTGCAGGAGCAGCCTCTCAAGATGGGGCGCCATCATGAGGGGGCGCCTGCCAATCGACAAGGAAGCGCGTCGGCGCGACAAGCGGCGCCGAGTGCTTGAGCGCGGCCTGATCGCCGGCCTTGAGTTGATCGACGGCATCCGCCAAGAGATGGCGCAGCTTGATGCCGCAGACCGAGCCAACACCCCGGCGAAGCCGGAAGCACCCCAACCCCCGAAACACGCTTCTGATCATCAGACCTGAGCATCCTCATCAGCGACGCTGCCGCTCAACCTACTTTCACCCACAGGAGAATTCACATGGGACTCGATTGCTCGCACGGCGCTTGGCATGGCGCCTATTCCGCATTCATGCGCTGGCGGACGGAACTCGCGAAGATCGCAGGCTTGCCGCCGTTAGAGTTGATGGAAGGGTTCTTCAAGCCGGGGCCCTACGGTTCGCTGTACTTCGGCCAGCGCGTTGAGGACGATCTCTACGCGGGCAAGCGCGCGCGCGTGAGTGAGGGCCTTCCGATTCTGTGGAGTTGCCTTAAGCCCAGCCCGCTCCACGAGTTGCTGTATCACAGCGACTGCGAGGGAGAGATTGCGGCCGACCGCTGCGCACCCATCGCGGATGCCTTGGAGGCGCTGATACCTCTGATGCCTGCTGGCGATGGCGGGGGGCATATCGGGAACTGGCGGGACAAGACCGCCCAGTTCGTGGCGGGTCTTCGTAGCGCAGCGGCGGCGAACGAACCTCTCGATTTCCACTGACGCGCGGCGCCAGCCGCAACCTGAGCGGCAGCGTCTCCATTGAGCAATGCAACCGTATAGACCAGAACGAGGCTCGCAATGAACCCTAAAGACTCCCCCACTGCATCCGAGAGGGCCGAAGGCCCGGCAGACGAGCGGGCTGCGTTCGAAGTGTGGGCGCACCTGAACCTGTTTGGCCTTGAATTGAACGCCGCCGGCTCCTACGAACACCGGGCCACACGGTACGCATGGCAAGGCTGGCTCGCCCGCTCTCGTCTTGCAGCAGCCACACCAGTAGTGCCGCCGAGCAAGAGCGCCATGATCGCGATTCTGGAAGCGCAGGGCTGGCAGTGGACGCCCTCATCAGGAGAAGGCGGCCTGTACCGCTACCTTCCGCATGAAGGAGTCGAGTTCGTCCAAGTCAGCACGCTCGAAGCCCTCGCCGCTTCTCCATCACCCCGAACCCCAGAACAGCCCGAACAGCCTTCTGTTCATCCTGTCGAGGCTTCGGCGTCGATAATTGGGACGCAGACTGTTGTGGAAGGAGTGAGGCGATGACGGACGACATCACCTTCGTGGCCGAAGACACGTTCTGGATCAACGGACGAGGCCGCGTGTTCACCGGCCGCGCCCCCGTGGAGAAGGCAAACGAAGTGCTGCCCGGCAAGCACATCCGAATCATCGGCGCAGGCGCCAAAGACTGCCTCTACAGGGTCAAGGGAGTGGAGCGCTACGCCGTACCGCGCGCGATGTACTTGGGGGAGCCAACGGGGCTACTCGTGGACGAAACTGATATTCCTGCTGATAGGAGTGCGCGATGATCATCCCTATTTTCTTCTACGTGCCGGTCGCATCTTCCAGCGGCGGTCATTGGCCCGGGGAAGCCGCCAGCCGGCGGATGAGGGAGTACGAAGAACGCCGGGATCGCGTCAGGGCTCAGGTGATCAAAGACTTGGGGCCGCGACCAATCCGGCCGGGAGCGAAGGTCGTTGGCGAAGGCTATTTCAGATTTGGAATTTGGCTTGATACAAGCGACCACGAACTTGAGAATGAGATCACGCGCCGGATGGAAGCGCAGACTGTTGTGGAAGGGGTGAGGCGATGAGCGAATGGGTATCGATCAAGGACCGGATGCCACCAATTGGCGTTGATGTGCTTTGCTTAAGACCAAGTGACACAAGCGCGCACTACTCCGTTCTGCACTATGACGGGTCGCGGGGATGGAACCCTAGCGGTCTGTCACTGGGATGGGTGTCGCATTGGCAGGAACTGCCGCCGCCTCCAGATGAGCCGATCATGGTATGGATCAACAACGAGCAGCGCAACGGACTGGTGAAGCAGAAAGTTCTCAGGAGAATGCCATGAACAGGGCCAAGCAAAAGATGCTGGCTCGATTCCAGCCCGCACGGCCAATAAAGCGCCGTGACCTAGAAGTTGAGTCTCTGTCGCCAATGGTTGAAGGCGTCGAGTATTTCTTCACCATAAAGCCGCGGCCGGGAGGCGTCATTGAGACATCTCGACGACAAGGCAAGAACGGGCCGGTTGAAGTTGTTTGGAGAATGCCATGAAGACGATCGAAGAACTCGCCCGAGAGGCTGGCCTCGACTCTTGCATGCACGTCAACGCCGAACTCGAATCACTCGCGCGCTTCGCTGCCCTTGTTCGGGCTCAGGCTTTCAAGGACGCCTACAACGCGGTGCTGGACATGGAGAAGGGCGACAAGGCCGTGCGCTGGTCATGGTTCAGTTTGAACCGGCAAATGTATCTGCCATCTCGACGATGTCTTCCATCGTCCAACGCAGAGTTGTGACCCCCGCGGCAATGGCCGGCGTGGGTCTTCACAGAGCCGTGCACTTTCACGAAGTTGTAGACCATGAAGTAGAACGAAACCGCGTGCATGTGGTTCTCGAACTTCTTGGAAAACGAGTTGGTCAGCCGGGTGAAACGGCGCATGCCCATGCGCATGGTCAGGTTCGCGCGCTCGACGTGCGAGGTAGAGACTTTTGCCATGTCGGGCGAGCCGCACACCGGGTTCTTGGTGGCGCCAGTGCACACGGCGGGGCTGTAGCGGCGCTTGGCTTCGACGACCGAGGGGCCACCCTCATAGGACTTGTTCAGCACCGCGTAGTCGACGTTTGAGCCGAAGTGCCGCGCGACCGCAGCCGGGTAGCCCTGCATGCCGTCGCTGGTCAGTTGCACGCGGTTCGCGAGGCGCATCGCCAGATCGCCCATGAAGATGTCGGTGCACTCGGTTGTGCGGTGCCCAACGAGCCAGCAGGGCATCAGCTTGGTGACCGGATCGATGGCGGTGAACGTGTAGCAGTCGCCGACCCACAGGCCAGCAAGGCCCTCGGGGGCGTTCTTCTGCTTCATGCCGATGAACGACCAGATTTCATCGACCTGAATCTGCGTGCATTGCAGGTTGCGCATCACGCGGTGTTGGTAGAGCGAGCATGCCTCGCCAACGTCCGCCATGAGCTTCAGAACCGTGTTCTTCGATGCGCCGGTCATCCGGCAGGCCGCGTTGACGCCAACGCCCTCAGACAGCACGGTCAGGATGCGGGCGCGGGCTTCGGTGGTCAGGCGGTTCATGTTTCGCTCAAGCATTCAGTGCAATTCACTGTACGACACAAGCAGACTTTGGTCAAGCATAAAGTTCAGTTTGGAATAAAACTGGAATATTTCTTGGCCGGCGCTATGATGGCTGATCTTTACCTCGTCGAGTGCACGTCATGCCGCTCATCTCCCAATCCGACGCGATGGATGCCCTGGCCCCTCATAGCGACGCCATGTTCAGGATCGCAACTGATCCTTGGAATGAGTACCACGCACTCACTCCGGCGTCGTTGCTTGTCAAATATGGGTCACGCACGCGAGCGAACTCGGTTCACGACTTGATGGTGGACGAAGCAACGCGCTACGCCGTTGCTGCCGAGGGAGTGCGGATGTTTCAGCGAAAGATGATGCGCGGGATGGTGATCGATGACCGCATCGCCATCCGCTTCAAGAAACTCGATGAAGACAGCTACTCAAGGGGGCACTACACCAAACAGGTGGAGGAATGGCGCGATCAGGTTGAGCTTGATGGCATAGATGCCACTCACCACCTTGAACTCGGATACGTGCTGAACGCTCACGACACTGAGGTCGCCGAGGTCCGGATTGTTTGCCCCTCGGGCCGCAATAACGCTTGGTGGTCTCGCATTGACCGCAGCGGCATGCAGCCTGTGGTCGCAGACCTGTTCCCGCCCAACGACCCGATTGAGCAGGGCGGCGCGATCATCAAGCCCAAGGGCCGGGGAGTTGTGGTTCCGATGCACAGGAAGGGCGATGAAGATCAACGGTGAAATGGTCACGCTCGCGCGTGAGTTCAGAGAACTCACGCAGCAGGCGCTGGCAACAAAGCTCAATGTGGGGCAATCGACCGTTGCGAAGATTGAAGCCGGACAGAAGTCAGACGTTGAAGACGACTTGCTACGCCGGATCAGCGAGTCGCTTGAGTTCCCCCAAACGTTTTTCGGGCAGTCCGAAGAACTCTTGACGTTTGGATCAAGCGCGTATTTCTATCGCAAGCGCGCCTCACTCACAGCGGCGGACAGGAAGCGCATTCACAGCATCGTGAATCTACTTCGCATCGGACTTCGAAAGATGCTTCGCCATGTGGATGTGGAGCCTCGCCGGCCGCTTCCTCAACTCGACCTTGAAGAGTATGGCAACAGTCCAACGAGGGCCGCTCAAGCTCTGCGTGGCTTGTGGTCGCTACCGGATGGCCCAGTGAAGGATCTGACCGGGCTGGTCGAGAGTGCGGGTGTGATCATCTTCAGATGCTCATTCAACACCCGAAAGTTCGACGGCACAAGTTTGCGACTTGCTGACATGCCTCCGATGATCTTCATGAACGCCGATCTGCCTGGTGATCGGTGGCGCTACACCTTGTCCCATGAACTTGGGCACTTGGTCATGCACACTGTCCCCTACGAGGCGATGGAAGATGAGGCCGACGAGTTTGCTGCCGAGTTTTTAACCCCAGAACACTCCATCAAGCCACAGCTTGTTCAAGTGCATCGATGGACTGCAAGAGATATCGCGCAGTTGAAGCTCTATTGGCGGGTGTCTTTGCACATGCTCGTGAAGCGTGCGAGCGACCTGAACGTGATCGATGCCAATCAAACTCGATCAGCATTCATTGCGCTTTCGCCGCATCGCCAGCAAGAGCCAATTCCGATTGAGCAGGAGATGCCTACGTCACTTCAAAAGATCGTCGAGGCGATCTCAGAAGAATTGGAATTCGGCCAAGAGGGCCTGTCGGCCATGCTGCATTGGATTGGTGAGGTCACAGAGCAACTTTTGCCTTTTTCCGAGAAGGCGCCGACTCGTTTGCGATTGGTGCGATAGCGGGGGACTTGCTCCAGCGACTTCTTGCCGCGCGTTGCGCAATGTCGGTTCGCTGCTCCGGGGTTAGCTTTGTGGCCCTTGCAAGGCCCCCCTTGACCCCACCCTTGCGCCCGCTCTCTTGCTTCTTGCTAAGGGCGGGAACGACCACTTCGCCAGTCGCGCGCTGCACGACATCGAACGCGATTTGAGTGAAATCTTTGCGCTTAGAGCTCATCGTTCAATGGTAGCGAATCGCTCACGTTTCAGGGAGGGTTCTGGTCGCCAAAACTTGGCCCGACTCCCGCCAAGAGACCGAGCAACCAAGCGAAGTCCTCATAGGTCCAGGTGCCATTGGCAAGCATCACCGTGGCGTCTTCAAGGATCTCGTCCCGTCGAACTTCGACGTTTTGCTCTGACAAGTACGAGAGGGCACAAGTTAAAGCAGTGCGCTTGTTCCCATCATTGAAGATGTGGCCCCGCGAAACGGCCTCTGCATAGAGGCCGGCAATTCCAAGGACATCGCTCAAGCCGGCGTAGTGGGCGTGGTTTTCCACTCGCTGGAGTGCAGCTTCGACACCCCCACGCCCACCACTCGCGAATCCGGGAAGGCCACCTAGATTCGCGATGATTTCGTCATGTATCGCAATGACGAAATCTACGTCAAGCAATCAGCGATCCTTGAGCGCGAGCAGCACGTCATGATGCGTTGCGATGACCCTGCGTGCCGCTTCAATCACTTTCTGACGATCAATGGCATTGTCAGCCCGGACCTCAACACGCGGGGTAATCATGGCTCGCTTATGGATGGAAGCTTGGGTCTTCACATCGGCAAGCCTCAGCAGTCCGTCTTTGCGGGTCATGGTCGGCTCCTCAATCATCTCGTCTCAGCACACTGAGCTGCATTGTGCAACGCAGCAAAATACCTTGCTCGCAAGGTGTCGGTGCGCACGGTACTAATGTTGTCCCCCGGGCACACTTCGGGCTATCCCGCGTATTGACGTGCACTGGTGACGCATCTCGACGCTATGGCGTCTTCGGCATAAGTACAGCAGCCTTGAGACTTCCAGCCTAGTAACGGTTGGCTGATGCGCATGTAGGCGATTAACGCGCGAAGTGGCGGCGAAGCATACAACGTGCCCGAGTTTGTAAGCGCCGCATTTTCAAACTGAACCATGACCCGTGCGCTTCGACTGCTGCACGGCAATTCGTAATGCTGGATTTGTTCAGATCGGGCCAGAGGTCTGCAACGTCGCGACCTGCAAAAAGCCTCTCTGCCAGCAGACTCGCATCTGCCAAGACGCACTAGAGCATGAGAAGGTGGCGAGGATCTGCGACCCTGGCGCCCGCTAGTCGAGGTGCCCAGCTTTCCCGCTCAAGGCTTCGTAGGCTTTCCACTCTCGAGCCTGACAGGCGCCGAGTTGAGTTCGTAGCTCGTCTGCTCGGGCAGCTTGCCGAGTAAGAAACTCGCTGTCTCCGCGTGAAAGGACGGCCCCAGAGGAACCGAGGCAGGCGGGCGCGGCGGGATTGGGCAGGCGCCCGGGCCTGTCGCGCAGCCCGATGAGAGCACGGTCGCGCTCAGCAGCAATGCGGCGCACCTCTTCGTCCTTGAGATCATTGAGCACTCCGTAGTCGTCGTGAAGGTTCTGTTCGGTCTGGCGGGCCTTGTCCACTGACTTAGCCAGTGCAACCTTGCCCCTGTCATGCTCGAATGAGTAGCCCACATAGCAGCCAACCGGGAACAGGATTGCAGCGGTCAGGCCAATGCTTCCGATCAGGGTTGTGAGGCTGGGCATGAAGAACATAAAATCAGTGCGTGAGCGGAGAGGCGAAAGCCCGGTCCGGTGTACGGCAGCGATAAGCGCGGTCCGAGGGAATGGGAGCCCCGATGACAACCCAGCCAGCAATGGCAAGAATTTCGGAAAACTGCTCTCCGCTCACACCCATCACGGCACTCCCGGCTTTTTCCGCTGCGCTGCAAAGAACGCATCCCAGGGGCTTGGCGATGGGGTGATGCTGTTGGCTGCTTCGTTCGCTGGAACGTCGGTGTAGTGCTTGCCATCAGGAGCCCGTTAGACGCCCTCTCTCACCTTGACGTGGGGGACTGGCATGGCCGGCTTCTCGATCTTGCGGCCGAGGGCTGGCGCTTCGTCTTTGTCGATCTGTCTCACGCCGGATACTCCTTCCACGGCAGTTGCAGATGCGGACCATCGGGGAAGCTCACCCAGTCCGCTCCTGCTTCCAGCGGCACATTCAGTTGCTGAGCCGCGCTCTTGAAGATCGGCACCGCCCGATGAAACAAGGGCCAATCCCAGCGAACCTCGCCGCCGATCACTGGTGCGAAGTCCACGGCGTGCCCCGTGAGGTGACGCGACTTCATCGTCTGCGATGCCCCGGTGCGGACGAGTTCCTGCTGTCTGCTGAGGGTTCGCACGCCTTCGGTGATGATGAATCCAAGGTCTTGCGGCATGATCGAAGCTGCGAGCTTGACGACCTTGACCAGATCGGGATGGACTCCGGTCAGGTTTGCCATCGATCGGGTGTTCAGGATCATGGCTTCGGCCTCTCAGGCAACCCCATAGACGCCTCAGCCTTGCGCCGCGCCGTCTCCTCGAGCCAGGCCACCCCTCGCCCGCCTGCGTGCCCTGCAAGACCCGCCAACGCGGCGGTGAGCACCGGCGGCACACTGAAGTATTCGGCGATCCAGAAGACCAGCAGCCCTGCGAACGCGCTTGTCGTCAGCTCGCCGATCAGCGCGGCGATGTTCGAGCCCTGGACGTCTCCCTTGCGCACCTTGGCCCACCAGCTGACTACGCCGCCGAGCATCGCGATTGCGAGGATGAACCCGTATTGCTTCAGCGGGTAGTTGAGCGGGTCTTTGATGGACGGCATGGATTCAGCAAAGGCCGCGGCCGGAGCCAACATGATCCAGAGGGCGAGGATGTAATGCATGGCTTTACAGCAAGAGAAGAAGTGCGCTGCTCGATGAGCCGCCACCGCCACCGGCCGGGGCAAGCTCGAACGCGACGAGCCAGCAGTCTTGCGGGACAGACGCGCTCCACGTTCCGCCGCCTACTGGCGACTGACCTGAAGTGAAGTTCCCCCAAGAGATGTGCATCACATGGCCCTCGTTGGCGTTTGCGATGGCGCCTGCTGTGATGCCCGTACCGGTCAGAACTGAGAACCCCGATCCGGTCGTCGTGCTGGTCTGCGTAGAACCACCAGTCTCAACGCTGACGCAGATCACCAGCGAGTCCTGCGTGAGTAGCAGTGCGTCTGTCGTCCACGTTGTTCCTGTCGAGTTCTTGCGTGCGGTCGCTTGTGTGGCCCCGGCAGTCTTCAGTCCCGTGAACTCAGCGACAAAGGCTGTGATGTCCGCATTCGTGCCGCCGTTGCTCGGCGTGACCGTGGTCGTACCTGCCGTGGCAGGAATGGCCGCCCAGGTGGCGCGCTTGTTCGCGTCGTCGAACGCAGTCGCCCAGGTGGACCCCGCGCTGCCGACCGACCGCGTTCCCGCGGGGGATGCGAACATCGAAGAGATCAGCGCGCTCAGCGCCGTCGTCGATGTGATGGTGATCGGAAGCGTCGAGGCCAGGGCGTTTGCCGCCGCTTGGCCCTTGGCGTTGAGAAGGGCAGCGACCATTACAGCCCCGCGAGGTAGGCCACGGCCTCAGAGTAGAGGTTCGCGCCCTTCTTGAACGCGAGCTTCGACAGGATCTGGCTGATCGCCGCCGAGTTCCACTTCGAGCCGTTGTACTTGTAGCAGCCCATGCGCCAGTAAGAGGCGTTCACCCCGGCGCCGGTCACGTTGTACGTGTTGAAGGCCGACGAATCGACGATCTTGTCGTACACGCCGCCGCGAGTCTTTGCGCGCCACACCTCGAGCTTCGGCGCGTGCCCACTGGTGTAGCCTGGGCGATAGTGGACGATGTAGTAGTAGGCGACGCCCGGAGCTGGGATCGCTTCGCTGTAGAGGTGGTTCGTCGCCTCGGTGTCGGGATAGGCGCCGCCGTTGTAGTTCCACTGGCTCGGCGGGCGGGTGTTGTACGAACTGCTCCAACGAATGTTGCCGGTCTGACGCTGAATCCAGAACGTGATGTCAGGCTGCGTCGCGCCCTGCCCGTTGGTGTGGGTCTGCATGATGACCATCTCGTCATCCGCAGCCGATGCGCGCGTGTATTCGCTGGTGTCCTCGCACCAGCGGAAGGCGCCCCAGAAGTCGTTTGCTGGGACGAGGTTGTTCGCGTCCGCGTCAGACCATCCGTACTGCTCCGCGCGCGATTGAACATCGCTCGGGTAGCCCGGATTCGTGATCCGCGACTTGTAGACCTGCGACGCAGATCCAGCCGGGTCGGAGATCAGGGTCGTCGCGCCGTTGAGGTTGATCGTGCCGCTCGGCGTGACGACCGGGAGCGCCGTGACGCCTGACGCTGCCGCCACTGAGGCGCTGAACGTGATCGACGCGGGGGCGCCGACAGCGTCCTTGAAGTTGACCGTGTAGGGCGTGCTGGACGACACGACGCTGGGGTTTCCGGTGCCAATGACGTTCGCACCCGAGATCGACACCGTGATGCCAGAAGCCATTGCCGGCGAGAAAGGGGTAGTCGGGTCAAGCACCCAGGGCTGCGTGCCGCCCGAGAGTGTCGCGATCGTGGCCTGCGAGATGGGAGAGCTTTGCGTCCAGCTATATCCGGCAGCACCTTCTGCCGTCAGGGCTGCGGCAAATGTCGCGATGGCCGCGCTGATCACCTTGCCGGCGCTGACGGAGTTGGCGACTTCGGTCAGGCCGGTCGACACGTCATAGACGCGCTCGATCACGTACAGCGTATTGTCGACGACGGCCGGCGAGCGCGGGGTGTGGATCGGCAGCGCCTGCGGCGTGTAGTCGGGCGAACTATCGGGCACGCCGATGTAGAACTCGTACACGCGGGTAGGGTGGACTGGCGCAGAGTAGGTGCCGATCGTGAGGTTCGCGGCGGTGCCGAAGTTGATCGTCGCCGGCCACGCGACCGGGCTGGTGTTCGTGACTGCAGGCGTGGTGCCGGTGACTGTGACCGAGTTCGACGTGAGTACTCCGGGGGCGGTGCTTGGCACGTCGAGCGCGCTGTATCCCGTCACCCGAGCCGTCAGCGCCTTGCCGACAACCGTATCGTCGCTGTTGCCCATCGCCACGCTGGTGGACGACGCCTTGGCCGATGCGGTCTTGTACGGCACGCCATCTGCGTACAGCTGCACGACATAGTTCGTCGCGCCGGTCCACACGCCGACATTGACGGTGATCGCTGAACCGGACGGCGCGCTGACGGAGATCGACGGTGCGGTGCCGGTGTTCGTCGGTGCGGTGCCAGTGACCGGCCCCTTCACGTTGGACGTGCGGGTGTTGCTCGGCTTGTTGGTAACCGTGTCCGTCGCCTTCTGGGTGACGTAGATCGAGCCGCCGATGTGCGCGGCGGTCTGCATGAATGTCGAAGGCGTCGAGGCGCTGGCGATCGTCTCGGTGTAGACCTGAGAGACAATCCCGGTCGAACTCACGAAGAACCACGTCCAGGTGTCCACATGGGCGCCACCGGAGCCGTTGGTCACGGTTCCCTTGGTGATCGTCAGCGCATTGCCGACGCCGACAGTCCCGCCGAGAGACGGGTCGGTCGTCACGACCGGGTCACTGGTGCCGCCAGATGCCAGGCGGCTTTCGATGCTGATGCGCCACTGCTCGAGCGTCAAGCTGTCGCTTGCAAAAACGACGTTCCCGGCCGGGTCGTTGTTCGTGCCCTTCGAACGGTCCTGAGCCTCAGCCTTCGCAGTGGCGATGGCAGAAGTCATCTCCGCCTGGCTGACGCCATTCGCGATCGTCCCAGAGATGTACGAAGTCCAGTTCGCCGCCTTGTTCGGCGGAAGCGCGGTCAGTTCGTAGTTGCGATTCCCATCGTCAGTGCGGGTGCACCAGTCGCTGATGTTCGCCTCGAGGCCGAGCATCGCCACCTCGCTCGCGACTTCCCCGCGGTAGGTGCGGGTCAGCGACCCGGTGAAGTATGGAAGGTCGCGATACCTCGTCCGGCCGTCGCCCAGCTTGGTGTCGCCGGTGTCCTTCTCGATGCCGGGCTGCATGAACGCCAGGACGATGTTGTCGGCGTTGAGTTCTTCTCGGGTGCCGAGCTTGGCGTATCGGAGGTCGATGATGGACATTGGGCCTCAGTTCGTCGAGCGCGAGACTTCGTACCAATTCAGCCCATCGCATGCGAGCGTGATGGCGTCGTTGGCAGTCGCAGTGAAATTGCCGTTGAGGGTCAGGTTCGACCCGTCAGTCAGCGCGGCGGTGCTGTCGTAGATCAGCGTGATGACTGCCCCCGTGTGCCCGCTGACCGGGATCGAGGTCGTGGTCAACGTGCCGGAGATGTGGAGAACGCGATAGCCTTGCGGCAGCGTCATCGCCCCGGCCACGGACGCGACGGTCGGGCAGATCGGGTCGTTGGTCGTCGGGATGGTCCCGCCCCACACATTGCCGAAGTACGCCGCCAGCACTTGGGCCGGGCTGGGGAACCGCGCCCCGGCGCTGGTCGCGTTGAACACGGTGTTGTTCGTCACCGAGACGCCGGACATCGTGCCGGCCGCGATGTAGACGCCGATCTCCATCTTCGCGTTGGCATCGCGAATGACGTTCAGGTCAACAACGTAGCTCGCCGCGTTGTTGATGAAGATGCCGTACTTGTCGCCCGACGTGACGCCTGAGGCCACGTTGGTGATGGCATTGCCGCGGACGATGATGTTCGTCGAAACCAGCTGATCCCGAATACCGCTCAGCACGCAGTCGCGGATGCGGTTGCGTTCGATCGTGAGTTCGTCGCACTCGCTGTAGATCACCCCCGACTGGGTGCACAGGCGAATCCGGTTGCCACTGACAATGCCACCGTAGACGCTCGTCAGGTTGATGCCGTTGGTCGCGACGCTGAGCACCGTGTTGTCGGTGCAGACCACATCGCGAACTTTGTACGTTGGAGCCGTCCCGCTGTTGTAGATCAGGATGCCCTGATCACCACACGTCTCGACTTCGTTCCCAACGACGACGATGCCGACAGAATCAGCCCCTCCGTAGTCGGCGTTCTGCACCTTGATGCCGATCAGGGACACGTCCTTGATCTGGTTGTATGCGGCGATGAATCGGGTGAGCGCGGCCCCGGCGTAGATGCCGTGCTGACCGACCAGCGCGTGGATCTTGTTGAACGCAACCCGGGTGTCGGTCGAAGCCTCGACCCGAATACCCTGCGCGACCTTGGTGATCGTGTTGCCGAAGACCAGGCCATCGATGCACCCGACATCGACGAGGACGCCGTAGCACTTGCTGCTGGTCAGGGCTGTCAGGGTCGGTGAGCCAGGTCCAGCAACATAGTTGTGCGCGAACTCGTACCCGGTCGTTCCCTTGAACCGTGCCGCGGTGTAGCTGAAGCCGGTGAACGTGTTGTGGTGGACCCGAATTCGAGACTCGCCACCGCTGCAGAACACGCCGACAGAACGAGAGGCATCCGATTCGCTGAAGTCGGAACTCACACCGACCATGCGGAAGCCGCTGATATCGATGTCCGACTTGCCCTCAGCGTTGAACAACTCGGTGTTGCTCGTCGTCATCGTGATCAGCGAACCGCCACCGATCAGGACGTGGCCGGAGCGGAGAACCAGAGGCGCAGACGACTTCAGCGTGGCGCCCGTGAAGTCAACCCGCAGCGAAGCGTTCAGCGCGGCCTGCAGCCCGGCGAAGCTGTCAACGGTCCCGGAGGCATCCACGCCGAAGTCAAGGACGCTCACCCAGTCCGAGTTCTTGGCGCGCTGCGTTCGGTTGGCTGCACCGGCCGCGTTCAGCTTCGCGCCAATCAGCGTCGCGCCGAGGTCTGATGCGTTGTTCGCCAGTTCGGCACGAATCGCCGTGTCTCCTGCCGTTGCCGCCGCCAGAGCAGCAGTCGCCAGCGCGCGAACTTCGGTGTCCGACTCGTCGATGGCGGCCTGGACATCCGTCGCCGAGATCGTTGCCGTTGGAGCAAACGGGATGCTGGCCGCGCCTGATGCGCCCCCAAGCTGCAGTAGCAGCCAGTTCGGGACTGCCAGATCGGTCGCGAACACGCCGCTCGTATGCGCAACGCAGCAGATGTACGTGCTGCCATCGCTGTTGACGACATCGCGCAGGGCGTATGCCGTCGCCGCAGCCCACAGCCCGCGTGGAACCCCGCCCACAGCGGTCAGGTACTTGTTCACATCGCCCGAGAGCGTGTGAAGTTTGACCATGCTGTCCCGGATCTCGCCGTCGTCGCGCTGGATCAGGGCGAGGTTGGTGATGACTCGGTTGTGCGAGTCTCCGAGCGTGTCGAGTTCGTAGCTGACCCGGGCCGTGCGGACGGTAGAGCGACCCCCTACGTTGGTCGCTTCCTCCTCGGCGAAGTCGGTTGCGCGGAAATACCTGCTAGCCTGAGTCATCCCCCATTGCAACGATTAGGGCTTCAGGTTTTCGCCACGAATCCGGGGGTGCGGGTAGACTGTGTGGATGAACTGGGAACGCGCTGTCGCTGTCGCTCTGGTGGTTGGCTTGATCGGCCCGCTCTTCTGGCTGGGCGTCAACTACCTCGAGAACAAGGCGAAGGCGCTACTGCGCAAACAGATTGCCAAGCGTCAGGCCCGCGGTTCCACCCGCGATTTGCGCCGCCCGTGAGGGGTTGGAGAGCAGCATCTGCTGCAGCGTTTGCGGGGTGCGCGTAGCCGCGTTGCGGCCCATGAGAGCTGCACCGTTCACCGGATCGAGCAGCGCCTGAGCGATCAGGGACTGGATCTTCTCTTCCGGTCCCGAGTAGGCGAACTTGGCGACCTTCGACACGCCCGGGAAGTTCATCGCCGCCCCGAGGACGCGCGGTGCACCAGACTGGCCGGCGATGTTGTCCATCGCGAAGTTCTGGAACGTGTTCGAACCCGGGCCGCGGCCGAGGTTCTGAGAGTTCGCCTTGCGCGCCAGGTCCGTGGCGACACCCTGCAGCGCCTGCATCTGGCCGGGCTCCATGATGTCGGCCATGCCCGCGCCCTTGAACCCCGTTGCCGCTCGGGCGGTCTGGTCTGCGTTTCGTAGGGCCAGGGCGTACTTGGCTCCGGTCTCGCTGCCAAGCGCTCCATGCTCACCCAGCGCTGGCTCGAGTCGTTGAACCAACTCCTGCCCGATCTGCATCTGGTTGATCGGCTTGGACAGGCCCGCATAGGTGGAGCGAGCCACCTTCAGTTCGGGGATTGCCTGCTCCATCCAGTTCATCAGCTGGCCGCGCGTCGCCTTGACGCTGTTGGCCTCTGCGCCAACGATGCCGCTGGCGGGGTCTTTCAGCAGTGCGTCCAATCCCATCTTGATGTCTTGCAGCGCTTGCCCAGTGACTTTTCCAGGGTTGGCGGCATCGCCGAGTTCGAGCGCGAATGGGCGGCCCTGTTCTGCTGCCAGCGCCTGAGCGCGCGCAATTGCCTTTTGGACTGACGGGCGTCCCATCAACTCGATGAGGCGCGGGTCTGCGGCCACGGTCTGCGCCTTCGCTGCGTTGTATAGCGGCTCCGACACAGACTTGCGCACCCCCTGCGCTGCGGCCATTGCTGCATCGTCGCCAGCAATGCCACGGAGGGCCTGCAGGCGGGCCGCAGACTGCTCCATTGCCCGCTGCGTGAAGTCGGCGGGCTGGCGGCTCGCCACGGAACGCTCGAGCGCGGCAATGCCGCCGTTCTCTGCAACCTGGGCCGCAGTCGGGAGCGACCCAGCCACCGCGGGAGCAGCGCCGGCCATGCGCGTGGCTGCTGCTGCGGCATCTTGCCCAGCTGCGGCATTCAGCGCGCGGCCGGCGATCTGTTGGCGACCGCCTTCGTACAGCGGTTCGACGATGGCCTTTGCGGTGCGGCCGATGGCCGGCACTGCCGAAGTCACCGCACTGACTACCTTGGGCGCAACCACACCACCAATGACGCCAGCAGCGGCGCCGGTTGCCGCGCGCCCGAATCGCTCCCCCGCCGTGCCGTACTCGAGCGCGCCAGGCAGTGCTCCAGCGGCCCCGAGGCGCAGAAGGTTTCCGCCGACACCGGCCGCGCCTCCCACAGGGATAGCCATGCTCGGCAACGCTTCGCCCATTGCCGTTGCATAGGGATGTTGTTCCTGCAGCGGCTTGTAGATCGCGGCTTTCTCATCGACGTTCTGCTTCAGACCACCGAGCGCCGAGGTTTCACCCTTGGCCTGCAGCAGCCACTGGGTCAGGCCGTCGAGGATGCTGTCAGCGGTGCGGCCGGCACCGATCGTGGCAGCACCCATCACGCCCGGGTCTTCGACTGCGGGCTTTGCAGCTGCGGCCGGCTTCCCGCCTCGGATCGTGGCGACGCGCGCTTTCAGGTCAGGGTGATCCGCCGGCATGTCGTCGGGGATGCCGTTGATCGTGATGCCGTCTTTCGTGGTGATGCTGTAGGGCATATCAGTAATCCACGCTCACGTTCTTGCCGCCGCCGGCACCGGCCGGGTTCGTCAAGCTCGGCAATCCGCGCTTGTTGACGGGAACTCCGTTCAGCACGCCTTCGATGGCGAGTTGCCGATTCCGCGCCTTCTGCGCGATGTTTCCGGGCTTGTCGTTCGGCTGCACGAAGTACTGTTTGTTCGCGTTCGCAAACTCAGACGGGGAGATGACAGCGCCCGACTCCCGCCGCAGCACGGCGTTGATGAAGTCGCGCTGCGCCTGCTCTGCCTGCTGGCCCTCCTCAGTCAAAGCAAGGTTCGCCATACCGCCCGTCAATCCACCGACCAACGGCATCCCCTCTGCGGCAACCTTTGCATTGACCGCGGCGGGCCAGTACTTCCCGGCCAGGCCGTTCAAGAGACGATCAGCCTCCATCATCCGCGACCCGTAGCCGTTGTCTTTGGCTTGCCCCTCGGTCAGCGGCTTGTCGGAAACCGATTTCCCTTTGAGCGGCACGCCATCCGCGCTGGTGGCTGGGCGCGAGACACCCGTGGCCTTGTTCAGCAGCGACACGTTGCCGTCGTTGTCGGTGATGACTTGGATCTGGCCCGTTCGTACACCTTGCTCGATGTCAAGGCGAGTCCTTGCCGCGCTGGCCCGAGAGTTATCCGCCGAGGCGTAGTGCGCAGCAGCACCGGCAATGCTGTTCTTGGCGCTCGCGTCCTGTGCGCCGGTCTGGGCTTTCTTGAGCCCGATGGTCGATTGCGCGAGGCCGCCCTGCTCGTTCAAGTTGCCGGTGTACTGGTCGAGCACGCCGCCATCACCGCTGACGTGGAACAGCGGCTTGCCTTCGGTCGCGGCCACCGCTCCCCCCAGGCGGTTGCGATCGATGGCGCCGGCCACGGCCGAGTTCAGAAGGCCAGTCTTGTTGTACGTTGCATCCGCCTGCGCCAGGTCGTCCGGCTTCATGTCCTTCTGGTTGAAGAGCATGGGAGCGAACTGCTTGATGGCCTGGGCGAGTTTCGACTGCAGCGCGGGGTCGAACTGCTGCGAGCCGACACCCATCGTTCCATCTTCGGCCGGCGGCCCCATCGGGACTTGCGGGGCCGCCCCGGTGCGCAGCTTCTGACGGTAGGCATCGACGGTCGGGCCATCGGAGCCGGCGAAGTTTGCAACCTGTTCGCGGAACTGGTTCGGGCGATCGGTGAGGATGGCAGTTTCGGCGCCGGTCTGCTGTGCAGTTGCATCGTGCGCTCGCGCACTCGCGTCCGCATTGCGCATCTGCGCGAGTTGCATCCCGAGCTTCGACTGAAGCCCGAGCTCGTTGGCGTAGCCCTGCTGGTACGAGGTATCGCCGCCGCCGATCTGCTGGGCGAGGCGGGACAGCCCCGGCGTTGCGCCGCGGAGCATTCCGACAGAGAAGGTGTTGCGCGGCATGTCAGCCTCGGCCGAACCGGATTTGGCCGGCGTTGTTCCAGAACGTGGGCTGGGCGACGTTCTCACCCAGTCGAGCACCGCTCAGTCCGTAGTTCGCGCCACTCGCCGCACCGCTGGCGGCGGGCAGACTCGCGCCGTATGCACCAGCACCGGCAGAGACGAGCTTGCCGGCCGTGCCCCACCACGGCTCATCGACGTTCTCGGCATCCATCTGCGCAGCCTGAGCGCCACGATTCGCGGTCCCCCACAGGTCTTGCAGGCTCCCGGCGAGATTCGATCGGCGCAGGCCCTCTGTGGTCTGCAATTGGCCCGGCGCGCGGGTCTTCGCCAGTTCCTTGGCAATGGCGGTCAGGCGCTTGCCTTCGCTCAGCGCGGTGTCGGCCTTGGCAGCGAGGTAGTCCTTGGAGACGTTGCCCGCATCGCCCGCGCCTTCGATGATCGTCGGTGCGGCGCCGAGATCCTTCTGGCTCTGGTCGTAGGTGGCTTGTTCCTGCCCCGCCATCGCCGCTGCTCGAGCATCGGCCTGGTAGCTTTCACCCTCCTTCAGCACCATGTCCGCGGACTTGGTTTCCGCTTCCTTGGTCTTCTCGGCTTGGCGGTTCAGGATGTCGCGGCGGTCCTGTTGCTGCTGTTGCTGAGCAGCCATCGACGCGCCGGTCCCTGCCAGCGAGGCGATGAGTGCGGCCCACTGAGCCCCAGTGAGTCCTGCCCCTACTGCGGAGCCACCGGCTGCTGCTGCGCCGGCTGCGGTTTCTGCGCCCGTCATGATGTCACCCCGTTGCGCTCGTCGTGCCCCAACGAGCACCCGAGCTATTGCTACCGCCGCGCGAGCCGCCGTAGTTCGTGTTCCAGAAGCTCCGTGCGTCCTGCACGCCCTGCCCTGCCTTGCTCTTCGTGTAGAGCAACCCCGCATTGGCGAACAGGTCGCCGAGATCGGTTCCCTGAGCTTCGGCAGATGCCTTGTCGCTGTTCACGCGCATGCTGTTCAGCGACGAACTGAGGGCCGAACCCTGATCCAAGCCGGAGTTGATCGACTGCAGCAGGCTCAGGCGGGTGTCTTCGTCACTTCCACGGAGCCCGGCAGCAGCTGCATCAGCCTTTGCCCCAAGATCGAGCTTGCCGGCGTTGTACGTGCGATCGAGCAGGGCATGCTGGTTCACGTCCTCCGAGCCACCGTTCAGGCCTTGGGCGAACAGGGCGAAATTGTTGTCTCGGGCCGCCTGTTGCTTCGTCTCGTCCAGGCGCCGAGTGCCGGCAGTGAACGCATCGCCGCGGACCTTGCTGTAGAGGGCTTCGCGAGCGGCCTTGTTCTTCTCTGCCTCGGGGATCTGGTTGTTCCACGTAGCCAGGGCGGCGTCATACCCGGCCTGATCGACCGAGCTTGAGCCAGGAATCGGGTTTCCAGCGTCATCAACGCCCGTACCCGGAATGCCGTGCGTGTAGTCGGCGAGCGTCGGCGCGGGAGACGTGCCGGCGACACCGAACTGCAGGTTCAGCGCATCGCGCGCCTTTTGCTTCTTGGCTTCCGCTGCTGCGGTCTGCGCAGCAAAGTCTTCACCACCGCCGCCCATCAGGTCACTCCCGGACCACCGACCATCCAGATGGCCGGAGCAACGCCGGCATCAGTGATCTTCGTGGGGATCGCAATTCCGCCCGTCGCGATCGTTCGCGTGCCGACCGTTGACGCGCTGCCGGCAAGTTGGAGCACATCACTTGCGTTGATCGCCAACGAAATTGCGCCCGCGCCCTGCTCAACGAAGATCGGCAGTTTGGTTCCCTTCGGGAACGCGACTGCAACATCGGTCGGAATCGTGAAAGTTCGCCCGGAGGTGTCAGCTGCAGGGTGTCGGACGCCAATGTTCGCGTCAGCCAGAGTGAACGTGTAGTCGGCACTCTTGCTGACCAGCACGAGGGTGTCGAGTTGCGCGCTCTGCGGCCCGGCGGCTTGGTCTGCCACTGTCACCCAGTTGTTTCCGATGGCGTAGCTGGTCGTCATCTCACTGCCTCACGATTGCCCACATCTGCACGTCCTGTCCGTTCCTTCCGGCCTTGTGACGTGTTCCTTCGAACTCCATCCCGACCCGCCTTGCAAACTGCACTGCGCCGGGCCAGTCGGCCATCACATGCGCCTCGATGCGGTGCGCCGGCCCGGAATCCAGATTCGCGATGACTGTGCGGCAGTGCCGGATAAGTTTTCGCCACGATTCGCCGGTCATGGCGTGGGTCGAGATCAACCACGCAACCCCGGACCAGGCCGTGTGCATGGAAACGCCGAAGATCGCAACGGGTTCATTGCCCACGACCATCGACCATGCCGGGCCTTCGGTCTGAAACCTGTTGACCGCCAGCACCTCGTCATTGATCGGCCCGAGCGCGGCTTTGATGGCGTACCGATCCTCCTCACGCATCGCCGAGACAACGTGAAGCGCGTCGGCAAGGGTGAGCTTGTGGATCTCGATCAAAGTTTCACCGATCAATGCGTGATTGAAATAAAATGTGGCGCATGACCAAATTCAACGATTTGACTGGCCGTGTTTTTGAGCGATTGACAGTCGTGTCCCGTGAGCCAAGCCGCGGATACATGACGATGTGGCAATGCGTTTGCCAGTGCGGGCGCATCAAAGTTGTGTCCACTGCCAATCTCGGAACTGGGAATTCCCGGTCTTGCGGGTGCATCAGGACCGAGCGCCTCGTAGCCGACAACAAGGCTCGGCAAACGACACACGGCATGTCCCGCACGCCGCTCTATCGAATCTGGGGTGGCATCATCACTCGCTGCCGCAACCCGCGAGGGCGCCAGTGGCCCGACTACGGCGGGCGCGGCATCAAGATTTGCGACGAATGGGCGACTTCGTTTGAAGCGTTCCGCGACTACATGCCGCCTCGCCCAAGCCCTCGCCATCAGATCGACCGGATCGACAATGACGGCAACTATGAGCCCGGCAATGTGAGATGGGCGACCGTCAAGGAACAAGCGCTGAATCGGCGCACATCGACTGCGATCACCATCGACGGTCAGACGAAAACGCTCAGCCAGTGGGCGGACGACGCCGGCATCGATCGCGCGACATTCGTGTATCGGCTGAAACGTGGTTGGCATGGCGATCGGCTTTTCGCCAAACCCTAAGTAACGTTGAGCAGCGAATAGAAAATCGACAGCTGAGTGAATTCGAACGCTTCGTCAGCCTCGTGCCGGATCACCGGAGCAATCGACGTTGCGACGATCTCGACGGGGATGAACTGGCCGGGCGACGAGTCACCGGTGATCGACTGCGGGATGCTCTCCTTGCCGAGGTCGCGCGGGTCGTACTTGAACGAGAGTTGTGCGGTGCCTTCGAACACCGCGTCGGCCCCGTAGATTTGCTTGTCCACACCCGGGGTCTTGGCGTTCTGAAACGCCATCTGCACTTCGACCGGAATCGATGTGCCGTTGTCGGTGTAGGTCGATGCGTCCCACTCGTAGAGCGTGTTCTCGTCGCGCAGGTACACCTTGCCGTTCAGGCTGGCGATTGCCTGGATGCGAATCGGCAGTTCGTACTCGCTCCAACACGCGATCTTGCTGGTCTTCGAGTACGAGTAGGCCCAAATCTTGGACGTGGAGCCCTCATCGAAGACGCACCAATACTGTCCGATCTCGTGAATCCACAGGCCGACCGGATCAAAGGCATTGACGCCGAGCAACTCCGTCGCCTTGGCCGTCTCCTTGACCAGCCCATCGACTTGCACGCCGATGTCGAGGTCATCCACCTGATCGGTCTGCGACCGGACCGTCATCGACCGGAAGCCGAACGGGGACAGGAACGCGAGGTCGTTCGCGAAGTTGCCCAGCGTCAGCGGAGCGAGTGAGCCGACACCGTACAGCCGCTGGTCGATCGCGTTCGTGCTCGGATCGACTGCCACCACCCACGTCTGAACCGATGACGGGAAGAACACCGCCAGCTTGTTCTGGTACGTGCCGACAGCGACACAGGCGTCCCCGGTGTCCTGCTGCAG